TCTTCGTCAAGTTCGAGCAGTTCGAGCAGTTCTTCGTCAAGTTCGAGCAGTTCGAGCAGTTCTTCGTCAAGTTCGAGCAGTTCGAGCAGCTCTTCGAGCACTTAATTTGAAATCTGAAATATGAATTTTTTTAGCAGAAAGGGCAAATCATGTCAAGCGAGCAGAACAGCCCGATCCACCTGACGGCCGGGGAGGATTTCGACGTCCCGTTTTTGCGGGTCAAGGCATCCGGCCGGACGGCTAATATCGCCGATGCGTCCGACTACGGGATCGGGACAAACCAGGAAGACTATGATGAGGACGACGAGATGACCGTGCGGACCTACGGCCAGGGCAGTTGCAAAATGGTCGCATCCGGCGCGATATCGGCCGGGGATAAGGTCTACGCCGCGGCATCGGGCAAGATCGCCGCGACCGGAACGCTTACGATGGGAACGGCACTGGATGCGGCGACGGGCAATAACAGCGTGATCGAGGTATTGCCGCACTGCGGGCTCAACCAGTCGTCAAGCAGCTCGTCGAGCTCTTCGAGCACTTAGTCCAAAATTAAAAACCCACTGGGGCAATGAAAAAGAAACCCTGCAAACGGGGCAATGAAAAAGGAGTATTAAAATGATTCAGAAATCGACACACGCGACGCCGAGGATGGACCTGGGGGTGGCGTTCCACGAGTACACGACGAGTAAGATGCGGTTCATCGCCGATTTGATCCTGCCGGTCAAGAAGGTAGCAAAAAAGGCGGCGACTATGAGCGTCTGCAAGCGCAAGAACCTGACGGTCCCGGATATCAAGCGGGCCAACGGTTCGACCTACAACAGGGTCGAGCTTTACATGGACGATTTGACATACAACTGCGTCAACGAAGGCCTCGAAGGGCAGGTCACCGATGAGGACGTCAAGAATTACCAAAACGATTTCGACGCCGAGGTCGAAAAAACACAGGCGATCAAGATCAAGATGAGACTGGCACGCGAGATCGCCGTTAAGAATTTGATCTTCAATATCACGACCTGGGATTCTACCGATTCGGACCTGTTTACCGATTATTCCGGCGCACCGTGGGACACAGTCGGTTCGGCGGTTATCAGGCAGATTCAGGTTGCCCGCGAAAAGGTGCGTTTGAATTGCGGCATCCCGGCCGACTCGATGATCATATCGGAATCGAGCTTTATCAATTTGCTCAATAATACCGAGATCAAGGCCAAGTTTCCCGGCGCAACGGTAATAACCGAGGCGATGATGAGATCGCAAATGGGCGCTATCTTCGGGATCACCAATCTAATCGTCGGCCAGGCGGTCTACAACTCGGCCGATGAGGGCCAGGACTTCAGCGGTGCCGAGATATGGCCGGACGACTACGCGATGATCGCCGTCCTGGGCGAAGAGGGCCTGCCGATGTCCGAGCCGCAACTGGGCCGGACGATGCTCTGGGACGAATACGCCAGCGATGTCGAGTACGTCGAATCGTACCGCGAGGAGCAGACGGAATCCGAGATCGTCCGCGTCAAGCGGTTCGTCGAGCACAAGATATTTGACGAGTATTTCGGTCACATGCTGGCCATCGACGGGTAAGAAGACGTAATGAGCGATGTATTCGATGACAGTTTGGCCGCGTCGGCGGGAAGTTTTTTCCTGCTGCCCGGCGCCGAGACGGTGACTTACTGGCCGGCGTCCGGGTCCAGCAGGTCGATATCGGCTGTTATCACACGCTCCGAGCCGCGGCGGCTGCTCGGATCCCGGCCGGTGATTAACGCGCTGGTAATGAACAGCTCATCCGAAGGGATCGCCAGCGACGAGGTCAATACCGGCGGCGATAAAATCGAATGCGCAAAGCGGGTCGGCGAGGCGCCGAAAAAGATGCGTATCACCGAGGTCATCAGCCAGGATGCGGGCCTTGTTTTGCTTGCAGCGTCTTGAATTTAGCCCGCAGCACTGCTGCGGGTCAAACCCCCGACAGTGCCGGGGGTTAAAGGGAAATGAAAAATGCTTGAAATCAGGTACGACAAAGACAAGATCCGGCGGCTCGAGCGCGAGCTGGCCGGCTTTCCTCGCAACAGCCTGCCGAAGGTAATGAGCCGCGGATTGAACCGGACGGCGACCGGGGCCCGAACGGCGACGTCGCGAATGCTGGCCGGCGAGGCCTCGCTCAAGATTTCCGATGTGCGCAAGCGGATCACGCTGAAAAAAGCGACGTACCGCAAATGGCGGGCGGGTATCAAGATCAGCCGCCGGCGGATCGGGCTGATCCGGTTCAGGGCGAGCCGGACGAAAGCAGGCGTTAGGTATAAGCGAGACGGTGGGTGGGTTCTTGCCAGGCACTCATTCATAGCCACGATGAAAAGCGGGCATAAAGGTGTATTCCTACGGGCTCGCTATATTCCAAAGATCGGTTGGAATCTCCCGATGAAAAGTGACCAAAGGAAAGAGTCAATTTACGAACTCAAGGGCCCGTCCATGGGCCAGGTCTTTGTCGGGGCCCAGGATAAGGCAAATGCGATTTACCGGGATTCGATGCGCAGGCTCGAGGAGAATATCAACGACCAGGTCCGGCTAATCCTCCGCAGGAGGCTGCCGGCATGAGCACTCCGATCATCGAGACAATCGCGGTAAAGATAGCGGCCCTGGTAGACGGCGTCACGGTCGCGGCCGGTTACAACCAGACTTTGACGGCGGTTCGGCCGAAACGGATCCACCTCGAATCGGATATCAATACGGACCTGTCGGTAATCATTGAGGCCGAGGATGCGGTGATAGAGCAGGACAGTAATACGCACATCATCTGGCGGCAGGGTTTCGCCCTTCAGGCTTTGGTTATCGATTCGGATGAGGCGACCGCTGCGCTCGATACGCGGCTCAACCAGGTCCGCAGCGATATCGAAAAGATTCTGATGGATGGTGACAACTGGAAACTGGATGGATACGGCGAAATCCTATTGAAGAGCGCCGAGAGGTTTTTAGCCGATCCCGCAGTCGCGGGGATATCGGTCAATATCGATGTACTTTACGTGGTCAATAAAGCGGATCCATATTCGCGAAGTTAAGGAGAAAGACAGATGGACTTATACGGATGGACATTAACCGGCTCGGTGAGCGGGGTGATCGGCAAGCTGACGAACTGCTCGTGGGCCGGACTGAACGAAGATGAGATAGACGTCACCAACTCCGATTCGACCAGTAAATGGAACGAATATGAGGGCGGGTTCAAGGATCCCGGGATACTGTCGGCGACATTACTATTCCAGCCGGCGCTGTTCGAAACGATTCTCGGCGCATTCGCCGGGGCCAATCAGGTATGGACACTGGTCAAGGACACCAAGGTCCTGCGGTTGAACGGTCATATTCGTTCGGCATCGCTCGAACTGCCGCTTCGAGCTGCGGGGACGCACCCGATCGAAATCCGCGTCAGCGGCGCTCCAAGTTTCAACAGCTCATCCTCGAGCAGCTCATCCTCGAGCTCATCGAGCTCATCGAGCGCATAAAACGTTTAGCCCCCGGCACTGCCGGCGGTCAACAGGAAGGAAACCCCCTGCGATGCAGGGGGCTAAGATCGAAAGGAGATTTTATCATGGCGAACTGGGCAACAAAAGAAGGGTTTTTTAAGAGCCGCGTCCCGCGGGAAAAAATGACGGTCCCGGATCTGGGGGATATCTACGTCCACGGCCTGACTTCGGGCGAAAAGGATGGGTACGAGAACAGCGTCGTATCGGTCACCGCCGGCAGCAGGCAGGTTAAATTGACCAACGCCCGGGCGGTATTGATGCAGCTTTGCATTTACAACCAGCACGGATGCCGGATGTTTGCCGAAAACGAAATCGGCAAGCTGATCGGTGTCCCGGCAGTCGTGGCCGATCCGATTCTCGACGTCGCCAAGCGGCTTAGCGGGATGGGCGTCGGCGAGATCGAGGAGCTGGTAAAAAACTCACAGACGGACCCGGAGCCGGAGAAAGGCGACTGCGCTTCCGACTCGCAACAGCCCTCGGAATAAGCGAAGCCGAAGTGCGCGACCAGATAAGCGCACGGGAATTGAAATATTGGGAGCTGCTCGAGAAGATCGATCCATGGGGCCAGGCACGCGACGATTACAGGGCGGCGAAGATATGCCAGGCGTTTCGCGGCGGCAATATAGCAGACATCATGAAAGAATTCGATTATTCCGAGCCGGTGCCGGCCGACGACCAAGAGGATGACAGGTTCTACGAAGCGGCGAAAAAAAAGGTAAAAGTCAAAAGTCCTTAGCCCCCGGCACTGCCGGGGGTAAATCAAAAAAACGGAAACCGTAAATGAGTTTAATGACACAAGTCGGTTTGGAGTTCATCGCACGCGATCGCTCGCAGGCCGGCGTCAATTCTTTTAATCGCAATATCTCGGTGACTTCCCGGAGCGTAATGCGGCTCGGCAGCAACATGCTGGCCCTGGCGGGCGCCGGCGGCGGGCTGTACATGCTGGGCAGCGTATTGCGAAGCTCGCGACAGGAGTTCGGCGGATTCGAGACGGGCTTGGCGAAAATATCCACACAGCTTGACGCGGCGACCATGCACTACCTGCCGACGTATCGCAAGGAATTGATGAGAATGTCGGCGGCTTACGGCGAGTCCA